TGGTGTGCATTTGGAGAACCGTTTGCACCGAGCTTGTTTGCACCAGAAAATGCAGTATTTGCTTCGTTGAAGAATGCTTCAGTTCCTGTCTGTGAATCGTACTTCGAACGCATTGCGAAGATCAAGCCTGTTGGACCTGTCATTGGCTGAACGCCGCAGATATCGTATGCGATCAAGTTTGGTAGTGCACGACGAACTAGTGAGATCAAGATAGGATCATAGTTGCTGATCGATGCACCAGTTGCATTTGTTGGTGCTGATTCTGCCAGGAAGCTACGATCACCACCCATAAATGCTGCCTGCTGAGCAGAAGCGATTTGCTGGTTCTCAAGAACCATAGCAGTTACGGCTCTCTTGTATGCGTCCTTGATCTTTGGCAATTCTGGGTGATCCAGAACTGGAGACCATTTATTGACGAGTTGTTCTGTTAGTAACATTTTTAGTAAACTCCTTTATTGATTTATTATTTTTGAACTGTTCTACTAATTGAATTGACGTAGGCTGCCATTACTGGATCAGCGATTTTTCTTTCTGTGGCTTGTTGCTTTGCATATTCTTCAGTTTGTTCCACAATGTCTACTTCTTCATCAATTCTTCTATTGACTGTCTTAGACTTCAATGGAAAATAACTTTCGCGCAAAGTTAGCAAGCTTTCTGCATAATCCTCTTTACTTACAAACTCAACACCTTCAGACAGAGACTTCAATTTCTCAACCTGTGTAGATGTCAATCCCTCGCATACTGTAGTAAGAATCTCTCTCTTCGCATATTCTTTCAACTGCTTTGTAAGTTCAACAGCATTTGAGATTTCTTCATTTAACTTGGTTTCTAGTTCAACTACATGACCAGATAGTTCTTCAACAACATCAACCTTTTCTTCTGGAATATCGATGTAGTGTTCAGCAAACAAGTTACGCAAACCAGCAATGAAGTCTTCTGTTAGTTCGGAACGAAGACCAGATTCAATTGCTAGTTCGTTTTCTTTTACCCATTCTTCAACAACGTAGTTGAGGTAATCATCAACCTTTGTTGTCATTTCTTCTTTTAGCTGCGCAGATACTTCTTCGAGCACTTCAGCATACTGTTCCTGTAGCTTCTCTTCGATTTGAGCAACCTTTGCAGTTACAGCAGCTTCAAAAATGGTTGCAGCTTTCTTCATGAAGGTTTCGGAAAGATTTTCGCCGTGGAAAAGAGCAGTCAAATCTTCTTTCATATCGTGCTTCTTTTCTTCTTCGTCTTTTTCCTCTTCCTCATCGTCTTCTTTCTCTTCTTTCTTCATCATGCCATAACCTTCTTCATTCATATCCTTATCATCATCTTCGTCTTTGTCATCTTCGTCTTCTTCGTTGACTTGAGAAGGTGCTTTAGGCATAGGCTCCGCAGCTGCTGGTTTTGCACCTGGAGGTGTTGCGGTAGGAGCAGCAGCCTTAGCTTTTTCTACACCAGCCTCAGCAGCAGATGCAATTGCTGGTTGAACAGTCTCAGGAGTTCCATCCTGACCTGGTGTTGAAACAGCAGGCTTAAATGCTGTTGATCCCATTGGTTCTGATGTTTGTGACATCGGTTTCAATGTAGCCATGTTGCCACTTAGAATTGCTGCGGCAGCTTCAGCTAGATTTTTCTTCTTACCCATTTATTGGCTCCTTTTATTTTACTACTTATATTTTCTAGAGTTTCAAGATAAAGTTTTTAAATACACGAAGTTTTACTTCTTCTAAATCTTTTCTATGAGCTTCATTTAGTGCTTTCTTTGCACGATCATAATCTACTTCTTTCCAATGCCCATTTTCTAAAATCCATTCTTTACCTTCCATAATACCTCGTACAAAAGCATCAGGTGCTGAAGGATCTGCAACAATATCTGCTGCTGTTGCCAAATAAAAATCATCTTGTACCATATTCACACCATTTCTGGTTTTCAATGATCCCAAACCTCTAGATGATACACCTAGTCTAGCGCCTTCATCAATAAGATTTTTCACAATTTTACCATAAGGAGTATCTAAAATCTTAGCCTTACCAACATAGTTTGTACCTTCTTGTCTCAAATCTTTGATCATATGTGATACACGATCCAAATTGATTGTTGGTGTATCTGGATGACCTAACTCTCCAAATGCTCTATTTTGCATAATATAGTTTGATGTATATCTTGCCACTTCTCTTTGAAGAATGTCCATGGGATATACTCTGCCATTACGATTTTGTTTCTCAGCCTGAAGAAAAACACCTTCAATGAAATGATCTCTTTGACCCATTGGATTCTCTTCGGTCAAATATCGAACTTCTTCATAAACTTCTTTTATAAGTTTCATAAGCCTGAAGCCTTTCTCTTCATCATAGAACGCTTGCGCTTCTGAAGAGCACGAGCTAGTTTAGCGCGACGCTTAATCCTAGCCTTACGAGCGCCCATTTTGCGCGCTCTTTTCTCTGAAGGCGACATACGAACAAGTTTATTGCCACGAAGCGTCATGCCTTTTACACCAGACTTTCTTACTCGGCGTTGAACCTTGCCACCACGAATACGAGCCTTAATGATTTTGATTCTTGGGCCCTCTTCTAGTGTTTCTTCTTTCATATCTACAAAATGATGATGACCTGCTTGAGCTGCTGGTCGCCATTCAGAAGAACCAGGTTTCGCACCAGTTACAGTGAAATGAACAATTTTGCCATCTCTTTTGGCAGTTACATTATTTGGTAAATCTACTTTTTGTCCATGTTGTAATTGTGCAATTTTGTTTCTATGCTGTTTAGGTATTTCATAAGTATGTGGTGAACGACCAAATGCTTTCATTGGTTGTGCGCGAATTAAAGTATTTCGTTCTTTATCATGAGACAAAAATTGATTGATTCTGATAACATTTTCGACTATATTTACATTATCTAATGCCTCAGAAAGTTCAGCTACACCATGTTTTGCAGCAACAATTTTCTTTGCTTCAGATAGTTTCTCTTTAAGAATATCGATAAACGATTCTGAAAGACTCTCACCAGCCTTAGTGAAGTTATTTTCTAAAATTGATTCAACTAATGTTTTTGTTGATGACATCTTTTTAGTTCCTATCGACTGTTGAATAATCTTCAGAATGTTTTCTGAAATCAGCTATAATCGTATATGCACCAGAAGCAGCAAAGTTAACAGTTTGTAAACCAACATTACCATTAGCTGCTGCGCCAGAAGCGTTATTCAATATCACAATACCATCACCACCTTCAGCGAAATCCATTTGACCGCAACCAGACAATGTCAGCATTGTTTGATTTGGTGTTCCAGTCCAATACAATTCTACATAACCATTACCTGCAGCCTGTCCGGGAGCCACATCGTATATTACTTTCTTCAAAGACAAACGATATAATGCTTTACGATCTGTTCCTGTGCCGAGCAATTGATTATTGGCATTCAAAGAAAAGTTTAGTGCACCAGCATCGATCTTCAATACTGATGCTTCTGCAGTGTTTCCAGTCCATTTGTAGACAACACGGCGTTCAGAATCAATCAATTTTTGTGATGTATTTGCCATATTACTTTCCTAAACTATGTGCGCCATGTGCAAATGCTGCAACTTTGGCAAAATTGTGCTGATCTACATTTACCATATGTTCAATTTTATGCTGATTTACCGGATTTACTTTAGAGTGTAAACTAACAATTGCTTTCGCAGACATTGCATCAACATCCATGCTAGTATTGTCGTCGAATGTCAAAGTGCCTTCTTCCCCAGATTGTGCAATAGCTTCAAGAGTTGGCATGTTATCTCTATTATCTGTTTCCTGTTCTTCAGCTTCTTCAACCTGCAATAGATTCTTATCATTCATATCTGAATAAGGAATAGAAATGTACTTATCAATTTTATCAGCATGGTACAATGCCACCTTTCTTCCATCAGGAAAAATACGAATAGCTTTGCGCTTCAGCAAAATGATATTAGGTGGATCCATTTTGAATGACATCGTTTCAGTCACCAATGAATCTTCTTGTTTTGTTGATTCGGAAATAAATGTTCTAAGAGTTTTCATTTTTACTTATTGTTTTTAGACACAAAAAAAGCTTTTGCTACATCAGCCTTTTTACTCTCAAGAACATTCATTGCTTTACCAGAAACAACTTTTGCCAAATCTTCTTTCAATGTATCATATTTGCTATTGTAGATGTTTTCTACAAGAGTTTTGACAGTTTCTCTGCTCATAGAACTTCTCTCCGATCTTTGATTATTCGTAATATGCTATTTATATTACTTTTATTCTCTACTTTTAGATTTTTATTTACTGTATCGTCCAATTGATTTACACCAGGATTAGTTGTATTTTGAAATGCTGTGTTCACATTAACTTGTGGTTCAGCTTGATCAGGTTGAGTTTGTGCCACATTTTCTGGTGGTTGTGGTTGAGATTGTTGCTGTTGTTGATCTTGTTGCATTGTAGCACCAGATTGTATTGCTGTCAGTTCAGCGGTTTTCTGTGCCATTTGTTGCATTTCTTCTTGTTCATCTTCAATTTGTTTTTTGATGTCTTCAATTTCATCATCATTCTGATTCAAGATATTCTTACGAGCCCATTGCATCGAAAAATACTTGCCGATATATGGATCAGCCAATTGAAGCACTGTGATTCTATTTTGAATCAATTCTGCTTTCTTTAGCTCTTCGAAGTTATTGTCGGTAATGAAATCGTAATAGATACTTTCCTTGAAGTCATTCCATTCCTCAATTGTGCAAATACCTTTCAATGACATTTGAACACGCAATGCTTCATCGAAAAGAGTGGAAAACTTATTGCGCAATCTAAACACAAACTTAGAAAACTTCAATTCGTCTCTTGTGATTTCAGTAGTGCGACCTAAAGAAAACCCTTGTTGCTGTTCCAATCGTGATATAGGTATACCTAAAGACTTATACAGTTTGCGCTCAAAATACTTGACATCTTCCATTTCGCCAAGGTTTTGACCACCAGGCAATGTTTGAATCTCTGTACCTTTACCACCTTCACGGCGAGGTAGCCAAAAATCTTCGAGCATGGATAGATGCTTGCGATCGTCACGAATTTCGCCTGTGCTTGAGTCATAAACAAGTTTATTGCGATACTTGACCATCAAATCGCGCAAATACTGTTCGGCTTTTATCTTTGGTAGATTGCCGACATCAATGTAAAACACACGACGTTCAGGTGCGCGAGATAGTCTATAAATAACTGTTGCATCTTCAACCATGCGAAGCTGATTCAATGGTTTGATTGCCTTATGTAAATATGATAAAACCATTGCGCGGCGAGAATCCATCAAACCTGAATTGACATTTAGAATAGAATCTGATGCTATTCTCATTCCTAGATTTGAATGTGCACCAATAATACCTCTTTCGTTATAGAGGAAGTATTCATTCATTGTCTTGATGATGTCTGCACCAGTTGCAGCATCTTTCGTTTTTTGGATCTCGCGAACTTTTCTAATACGTCTTGGATCGATATATCTTAGCTCTTTTATACCTTGACGAGGTTGTGTTTCATCAATAATAACATGATAGAACATTCTTCCATCAATATACCAACGACGAAACAGTTCAGAACCCATATTGCCAAAGTTTAGCAATTTAAGAATATGTCTGAACTCTTCTCTGATTTTCTTTTTGATTGTATCGGACACTCTGAGTTCATCCATATTGATGTCCAGAGGCAAACCATGACCTTGCATAACAATTGCTTCATTGACGATGTCATCAATGGCTGTTTCAAGTTCAGGTTGCATTGCCATTTCACGATATCGAGTGATTAGTTCGATTTCATTGCGAACAACGCCTTCCAAATCGACAT